ACTTTAATGTCGCGTTCGATTTCCCGCTCGCGCAGTTCAAGGTGTTTCTTGCTAGTGCTGAATGGCCAGCGCATTATACAATAACATCCTTTATGTTGATTCAACCGTTGTGAATAATAATAATAATAAACGTATTTAGATAATAGTTTTTATCGTTATATAGGATGTATTTCATAGATTCGCATCAAGGATTAGTTTATTCTTGATTTAATCTCATACAAAACGATTCTCAACGAATTGAGCGCTTCGGTAAGCGTCAAATTACCTTTATGGTAGTCATCGATGATTTTATCTATTCTTTCATCCTTCTTTTGATTTTCCGCAATTAATTTCTTGCGTTCATCCAGAAGGTGCCAGATTATCAATCCCATGATGATAGGAAGGGCTTCTACGCCTGTTTTTCCATTCGTCAAAAGGTTGAGAATTGATCCAACTACTCCGTCCACTTAATCACCTACTAAAGTCATCCCTAATGGTATTTAGGGATGACTTTGATTAGTGGAACATAGCTTTTATTGCTTAATACCAACGCATCTTAAAGAAAAATGCATCATTGTCATCTTCAAAACGAAAATTAACACCCATATACGAACGTTTTGATTGATATGGGAAAATTTCATAATGAAAGCGATGGTAAAGCTTATATTTTTCCCGACAGTTATCCAAAATCCAGTCTCTTACTTCAGAGACTTCGGTATCTTCACGGTTATGAAAGCCAATCAAAACACTGGTCGGTTCACTGCAAATTTCTATTCCATCGGTCTTCAATTTTTCAGCCGATGGCCAAAGCCGCTCACCTCTTGTTCTTAGATTATGTACACTGCGCCAGTTGCATTCCACTTCAACAAGGCTAATACCCACGATATAAACCCCTAAACTGCTGGGAACCAAAGCCGCCCGAATCGCAAGGCGTTAAGGAACAATGTCATGCACGCCGCATTCGATCCATATTTTTATTTTCACGCTAGGTATATTCCGTCACTTGACGTTAACCGAAAGATGCGTTCCGCAGCAAAAGTGAGGAATCGGAGCCAACCCTTTGAAGCACAGTGAAGTCATTAAAATGACTTGAAAGCCAGCCTTCCCCCAGAAGCCTAGTAAGTTTCAAAGACTCGGCAATATCTTTCAGGTCAAGAGACATGGCGGATTCGTTTAGACCATGCCTCAAAAGCAAGTTCTCTTCCGAATCAAGCGCTATGATTTCTCCTCTGAACGATGCATCGTGTCCCGTCAAAACTAGATTTCTATTTTCCACAGAAAGGCTTTTAAGATCGCTCGCGGTGAAAAATTCAATTACGCGACGTTCTGTCTCATCTGCGTCATCGTGGTCAAGGTCTTGACGCATTTCGGCGAATCGTTTGCCTAAAAGCTTAGCATTAAAGGGTATCACGCCATCGTGACCTCTCAAACGCATTTGCCAACTATCATTTCCAGTTAAGGGACTAACTTCATCTAAAATTGATTTTATGTTCTTTACAAGGTTTTTATCGTTCATCATCTCAATAAAAACCAAATAATAACCGTGTTGATCCGGTGCAGGAGAGACTTCAGTGTCTAGGATTTGCATGGGAGACTTTTGCAAGAATCTGTTTAAATCTCCTGCTGCATCCTTGTCTCCAACATAAAAACCAAAAACAACGGCATCGTCGTCTAATTTGCTTTCATATTCATCTACAGTGATCATTGGAAGAACTAAATCTTCAAGATCGCGAGGCCGCATCCCCTCAATTATAATCATTGTGGTGCACCTTCTTGGTCAGTATTCTGTTGGTCCTGACCAGTTTGATCCTCATCAGGACGCTGACCACCCTCTCCACTGGTGTATGCGCTTTCATCATCAATGCCCGTATCTTTTGCATCTTCTACATCGTCTACGTCAACTTCGTCGTCATAGAAATCCATCTCTTCGGATGACATTTGCGCGACAAGCCGTCTTGGAATGCTTATCCTAACAAGCCACACTGTGTCTTTTACAGGGTCTTCTTCTTTTTTAGGGATAGCCCCAACTTCTTGCTTTCCATCTTCCTGTTGAACTTCAGCATCCTCGGCATCAACAAATTCATCGTTTTTTAGCTTGGCTTTCCAGAAATCTACTCTAATACCATGCTTCAATAGACGAAGTGCGGCCTTGGGATCAGGCATTTTATCATATGGATATTTTAAAGTGAAATCTAGCCAATAACGATGAACAACTGGACCCTCTGCGATTTCTCCCAGATACCAATTTTTAAAAACATATACATCTAATGAATCCAGGACATCTTCCATTTGGAGAAGAATATCCAAAAGATGAGGTGATTCTTGTATTTTTTCTAGGTCTATGGGCATCACTTATTTAGCCGCATCGTTTTAGTTGACGTATTAGCCTTATGTGATAGCGTGATAAACGAGGTCTAATTTGTTGACCAAATTAAAAATTTGGTATAGGGTTAAGATTGAATTAGAAAGGTTTTTTGATGAAAAATTATAGCCTGTCTCATGCTGAATTTGCCAGCGACGATAATGTTAAGCTGACAACGCTCCCGAATGGTTTGAGAGTTGTTACCGTATATCGTCCGGTTCAATCGGTTATCGTTTCGGTTTTCGTGAATGTTGGTTCGAGATTTGAAACAGAAGCAGAGAACGGGCTTTCGCATTTTCTTGAACACATGGCCTTCAAGGGCACTCCTACTCGATCCTCCAAAGACATTACATTTGAAGTAGAACATCTCGGCGCCTCGGTAAACGCATTCACCAGTCATGAGATGACGGCTTATTACGTGGCTGGGCTGTCGGATCATATTGGTCCCGCGCTTGATATTTTGTCAGATGTCTTGATGAACTCCGTTATGGACCCGAATGAAATCGAACGGGAACAGAATGTTGTTCTCGATGAGATTGATCGCAGCCAAGATAATATTGATGATGTTGCAATGGACGCGTTGTCCGCAACTGCTTATCCGAACCAAGCTATCGGTCGCCCAATTTTGGGGTCGAAAGATAATGTCTTAAGCTTCAAAAAAGAAAATCTTCTGGATTATTTGAAGCGTCATTGCCATGCGAATGGTCTTATTGTTCTTTGTACCGGTGACATAGATCACGATCTGTTTGTTGATGAGGTTACGTCTCGGTTCGGAACGATTGAACCGGGTGAAACGCCAGCACCGGTTCCCACTCAATATGTTGGTGGCACAACTTTGATTTTGGACGGACGGTTCAGCCAAGCTCATATACACATGGCATTTCCATGCCCCGGCTCAGTTGATGACGATTTCGCTCGCTTTGATCTTCTGTCCGACGTGCTAGGCACAGGTATGTCGTCTCCCCTCTTTCAAGAAGTTCGTGAAAAGGCTGGACTTGGCTACGTCGTATCTGCTGGACTCTTCCCACACAATGATCGGAGCCTTTTTGTCGTAGGCGGCGCCTGTTCGGCTGGGCATGTTTCCGAATTTATGAAAAAGTCTTTGGGTGAATTGGTAAAAATTGCCAATGGCACCATTGAAGACACGGATTGGGAACGAGCGCGTAATCAAGTTACCCGCCAAATAGTTTCACGATCAGAAAGCTCAATGAGCTTGGCTCAAATGTCCGCAGCACAACTTTTTGCTTTAGGACATACCCGTTCGCTTTCGGATATGAAGAAGCGATACCTTAATGTTACCAGAGAAGAAGTAATCGCGGCTGCGCGAGAATTGATTTCTAGTGTCCCTACCATTATAGTCGCTGGGAACGCCCCAGACGCCGATTACGATGGTTTGGTGGCTGATGTCATTTCTTCAAAATAAACCCGCGTAGCACGCTAATAGAGGATCGTATGCCCCTTATTTTTAAACCAGATGAATATGTTCAAGAAGGTTCTCCTATTTGGACCGAAGCCGAAGTTAATTCTCTTAATAATTTTCAAAAATGCGGAATATTCCACGAATTCACTTGTGGTACCAAAGAGAAGCACTCGAAAGGTGACTCGGATACCTTGGTGGCAACCCCTCATGGATGGGTCTGTCCATCATGTGATTATACCCAAAAATGGGCACACGGTTTCATGATTGATGGGTCGTGGCTGGAATCAGCAGAAGCGCACCCATTTTCTCCATATTATAAACCAGAGACGTAGCGATCTCGGCAGGGATCGAACCTGCGACATTCTACTTAGGACGTAGACACTCTTCCTGCTGAGTTACGAGATCGTGGAAGCCCCCGGAGGAATCGAACCTCTTGACTTCCTTCCGACTATTTTATGTCACACGCTTAGAAGGCGCGTGCCGGGTCGGGGGCCATAGAGAAACACACAAGCGTTTAGCGCCTGCTTTGTCTCAATCTGTTTCTGGCCTGAGTGTTCATAATGATTATTTATCAGCCTTTATCATATGAGTCAACTATTTTTGTTTGCACAATCTCATATAAGCCTTATGAATAATCAGAGCTGCACCTGAATGATCGTGCTGAAGAGCTACTGCGACAATTCCAATCCGCGTGTTTAATGGAAGTTCGTCCCAATCTTTCCATAAGCATTTAACGCCATCTTCACAGGCAACCTAGACCTGCCATCTACCATCCGACTGGCGCCGTGCCAAGCCAGACACACGCCATCTCAGGCTTATATCGCTATCTCCGAAGCAATCTGGAAACGGTTTGAGATTTAATTTCACTTCGGTCATAGCCTGCTCTATCTGAATGCATTCTCCAATATTGAACATCCGTAGCAGGCTCCAAACAAGTTTCGGTCATTGTGATGGCCATCATATCATTGTAGCTTAGTTTTTTTGTCAATAAGACAATGTAGTGATCACAGAAAGAATCTCGTGAAGACACACCAATTACACGGCAAAGCATACCCTCTAGCTCATCGCCTTCCGGCATTCGTCCTATACGAACCCATTGTCCCATGTAGAAGTTTTGCTTAGCATTTCCAAACGCCATTAGACGGGCTCACAAACTTCTATATCATATTCGTCAAATACATGTTCTAAAACGGCGTAAGGAGGACCGTTATTCCACGAGGTATCTTCCGAATTAAATTGTATGGCAACAATAACTCGCGTACCGATATCGGTACACAACCAAGTTTTGTCCCCACAAGTAAATTTTTCTTTGATGATGAAATCGGAATGTTTCATTGGTTGTTGGCTTCTACCGCAACAAGCCGATCAAGTCCTATTGCCACCTCAAGCACCAGCATATTTTCTACTGGAAAATCGGTTCGAGTTGAAATGGAAGCCATCTCTTTCCATTTTACCGCAGGCTCGCGATTTGGTAATGAATCTCCGGTTTTATAAAGAACTTCAACATCTCTCGTCTTTGTGGAATAGGCTGGGAGACGGTCACTTTCTACGATACGAGAATTTGTTGAACGCGTGATTTGGCGTATCAATCCCTCAATCACGGGTTCAACGCAGCCCCGAACATCAGCCTTTGTATCATTCTTGTAGATGCACTGGAATTCGGCTTGGTAAAACTCGTTGAAGCGAAGTTCCGAAGCGCGCGCACCATCATTGGTTTCGCGCCGAAAACTTTTTCCAACTTGCCATACGCAGACGGGCGGTCGGGCTCCACCGTTTTTTAACAAGCGTTCTGCGTAAAGATAGCTTGAAGCCGTCGTTTCGGCACGCAGGGCAGCTTGGCTACCCCCAAGCTGTGCTTCAAGAGAAAAAATGTCGTTGTCATCATACGCTTCGCTTATAAACTGGCGAGGCGTCAGAAGAGGCCCTTCCATACGATGGAAAGTCCATGCCGAATTTAAGGTTTGAAGACTTTTGCTCAACCCTTGAATAAGCATTTGCACCGCTTGATCCCGAACGAGAATTTCTCGCTCAGTCCAAAACCGCAAACCACCGAGATCATAAAGGGCTTCGCTCACGGTCACTCACCTGAAAAATTTGGTAATCCAAACCTTATCGGGTAAGTGTCTTATCGTCAAATGAAAATCCCTCTCGAAACCTGTCCGAGAGGGATTTCAAAACTAAGCCGAGGAGATTTCAAAAAACTAAGCGGTAGCCTCCGAGAAGCTTGCTCTACGCTTCCGTGAGGACGGAGTATGCGAGGTGGTATCGGACAAACCTAGCTTTTCAAGAGCTTCTTGAATTTGATTTTCTGATTCCAAATCGTCAGCAGAACGTATTAGTGGCTCTGCCGTCTTCGATTTGATAGGGCGATACCCACGTGCAGCAGTAGGAGCTTGATCCCTAAACTCAATGACCGCACTAGGACATATTTTACGAAGGTGACTACCCAACGTATTATATGCCTCTATTATGATCTGAGGGTCGGTATTTTCAAAGCTATCGCGAATTGCGCGCGCTTTGAGTGTTTCTTTATCTGGACGACCGGGATGTGGAGGCTCTGAAAGCTTTTGGTAAGCCCAGTTGATATCAATTATCTGTTCGAATGCCGATGGCTGTTGAGCCGTTTCGTTCACGGTAACAGATGTCGCTTTTTTGACTTTGGTTTTAGCTTGTTTGGCATCTGTTGATTTTGATTTCGGTGTCCAAACCCTTATATGAGGTTCGAATTTTGGAGGGGCATCCTTTCCAGAATATGGTTCAGCAGCCACCCAGTCTTTTGAGACACGCTTTATAATGAAGAATGGTCCAGCTTCATTATGAAGGGTTTCAAGAACCGCATCGGCTTCAGAACCATCAATGAATGTCTCGAAGCCACCCCTTGTTCGAGGGATCAGTTTTGCCGTATCAGGCAGGTTATCATTCGGGACGGGCATGAACATGACTGTTCCGTCCTGAATTTTAATTCTCAGTCCACCAGACTCTTCGCCTTGGATGAACTGGCGCCCAGCGGGCTTGTTGAACGTTATTTTGAACGACATTTTAGACCTCATCTTTTTGCGTAAGATTGGTTAACCATACCATTAAGGTGGTTCACCACGAAACGGTTCCACATGGAAACGCCCGTATTTGCGACAAAATTGATGGATTGAAATTTATCAAGACGCAAACCACCAAACACTGTTCGGGGGCTTTTTGTCATGCTCAGCACTAGGCCTTGCAACATGTTAATAGACTCTTAAAGGCAAACCGATCTTGGTTCTTTACACTGAACCACGAAAATAATCTAAAACAAAAACGAAATCAAGCCCTTTCAAGCAAATTTGTTGGAATATCTAAATAGGGTTATGCCATTTCCTGACCAGATACAATCCGAAGATGTAAATCCTGAAGAGGTTCGCAAATATATCGTATTTCATAAAACTTTAAATCCTAAGTTTTGGCAGAATGAAAACACGATGAAACCCACGGTGCGTTTACTACTGCTAAAAGCAGCGATGGAATTTTATCGATTTATTGATCTACCTAATCTACATGTTGAAGATATTATAGTAACTGGATCAAATGCCAGCTTTAATTATACCTCATTAAGCGATCTTGATGTGCATCTTATAGTTAATTTCAAAACGGCGCCGTGTCCATCACTAATAGAAAATTTCTTTACCACAAAAAAGACCCTTTGGAATACCATTCACGATATTAAAGTAAAAGGGCAGACAGTTGAGATGTACGTCCAAGATCGCGACGGACTTCTTGAGGCAAATGGTGTTTATTCTCTGCTTAAAAATCATTGGATTATTAAACCAAAACCTAAACGACCATCATGGGATGATATGGCGGTTGTGGCGAAAACAGACCAACTCGCCGACGAAATAGATTCGATACTAGCATCAAAACCAAATGTTGAGCAAATTGATGAGATGCTCGCTCGAATTAAAACGATGCGGCGCAGCGGACTAGCTGAAGGTGGAGAATTCTCAACGGAGAATTTGGCCTTCAAATCCTTACGCAACCTCGGCTATTTAGACCGTTTATTCAAGGTTCGTAATCGCATTCAAGATGACGTCCTTTCTGGAAAATAATCAAAAAACTCCAGCTCATAAATAAAAGAGCAAGGAAACGTTTATGATCAACTTCTATCCAGTCTGGATAACTCCCGAAGGCAATCTTCCCAGTGTTACTGAGAATGAATCCGTAACTTACGTGCTTGAAGCTAGTCAAATAGCTCTCTTTATGGCAAAGCAAAATCAACAAACAATATATTGCGGCAACAATGCAAGTATTATTACAGATGTAAAAATAAATACTATTGATACTATTGATTACAGTATTTCTGGTGAACATGTAAATTTTATTAATCCATTATCTGCAAGCGATATAATTCAATTCACAACATCGCAGTCTCTTACATTTTCTATTCTTTACAATACACTTCCTCCTGGACTTTCAATAAGTTCAACTGGAACAATTTCTGGAACGGTTGGTATTTTACCTTCAGATGGCACACCTGTAACTTATACTTTTGGTGTTAGAGTTAGTGATGGAACGAATAGTCGCGATAGACAATTTACGATTGTAGGTACGCCAGCTTCTGCGAATATAACTCCTCCGGGTTGGGGAACGTTACCGTCTCTGCAAGTTCAACAAGAAACTTCACAGTCCTTCACATATGTTCCTCTCGGTTCAACAACACGAGGAGTTCCTTTTGAATTTCAATTAAGTTTATTTTTACCAACAGGGCGTTTTCCGGAATTAGTATTACAAGACTTTCTTGGTTCTTCTTCAATTGAAGCTCCATTCAATTCCTTTCCTACTGGTTTAACACTAAACACTTCTACCGGGTTGATAACTGGTGCAGTAAGTACGGCTGCACCACTTGGTAATTACTTTTTTAATATCAACATGTTGGACAGTTTTGGCAACGCAATTACCGTTGGAACAGGGGCATATCCAATAACATGTGGAATAGATGTAATAGGATTGTCTCAACCTCTACAACCATTGAACTTTATCATTTGGACAACGCCTTCGGGCTCTTTGGCATCTGTTTACGAGGGACAACCTTTTCCTATAGGTGTATTAGCTACAAGTACAACTGGGTCAGCAATCACTTATACGTTAAATCAATCTACTCCACTACCTCCTGGATTATCTTTAGATTCATCTACTGGTTATATAGAAGGTATAGTAGGACATGTTGGTCAAGATACAACATACAATTTTACTATTAGAGCAAGTTCTGGTCAGGCATTTTTAGATCAAAACTTTTCAATTACTGTATTGAACAGATATAATTCTCCTGATTTTCTCAATATTAGTTTTATTTTGAGCGCGAACGATACTATACCTCTTCAAACATATTATTCATCAGTTGTTCCAAGTCAAAGTATATTTCGTCCTACGGATATAAATTTTTCAAGTGTTCTTAACTCTGGCATTATAAAAATCTTGTTGGTAGGTGGCCTCAATGGAAATCTAATTGAATTACAAACTATTATTAGAAATTCAAACTTTGATGGTCCTATTACAGTATATCTAGGCTCTCATAAAATTGCTTATGCTAAACTTAACAATGAAATCATCTATGAAGTTCTATATCGCGATGTTATTGATCCATTATTAGGAGCGGGCGGATATACGGTTACAAATGGTGTTCCCACGGCAAACCCTCTGTATTATCCAGAATCTAATCCTGCAACACCAACTTATTTTTATCCTCCGAGCTTGGCTAATTTGAGAAACGAGTTTGTTTCGGATATCGGTTTTCCAACACTTAATACAGCTCTTACAAATAATTTGAGTTTGTCAGGGGGTTCAGAAAATCTTCCTCTTTGGATGACAAGTCCACAGGTTGGAAATGACACCACAACTGCACTTGGGTATATTCCGGCAATTGCTTTGGCATATTTGCTACCTGGAACAGGACAAGCAGTTTTAAATAGCATAACAAATCGTCCTGCTGATCCAGATAATCCAACTGATATTTCTGATCCGGTAACAGTTGGACATGAAGTAGATTTAGAGCAATATTATATAGATTTTCAGACATTAGCAAATCAAACCACCTTTGACGGTGAAACAACTAATTTTGATTCTAGTACAACTCTATTTGATGGATTTGCAGAATCAGGAAGCGATCTGTTTCGTATGAACAGAGCACGATTCAATCTAACTACTAGCTAATCCTACGATAAATATTCTACATTGTAGATTGGACGTATTTTATGAGCATTGATACTGGTCAAAATTTAGTTTTTAACGCGAACTTTCCGACGCCGGGCATTGATCAACCGTCTCAGCAATTTCGTGATAATTTTCAAATTATCAAAACTGCTGTTGAGAGTCTGCAAGCTATTTCAAGCGACTCATCAAGTATTATAACATTAACGCCAACACTAAGCAGTATTGGTTCAATGACACTTGATGCTTCTTACAAAAATAATGCTCTTGTTTTGCCGATTGGTGATCCGTCGTCCGGTTCACCAATTACAGGAATGGTTCGTTATAACACTGTAACTTCCTGTCTTGAGTTTTATAATGGAACTGCGTGGTGCCAAACCATATATGCTGTTTCGGGAGCCGTAACGCTTTCTAATCTTACCGTTACTAATGGTTTAACTCTTGGTTACACACCTACCAATCCCACGGATGCCGCAAGCAAAGCATATGTTGATAGTCAAATTTTGTCTTTGAGTTCTTCTATTGAATCTGGTTCTGGCTCAAGTGCCGCTTCTATATCCGCACTACAAACTGAATTAGATAACGAAACAACAAATCGTCAAAGTGCAGATACAAATCTACAAACACAAATAACAGCTATTGATTCAGCTCTTACGAATAATTCTACGCAATCAAATGCAACCGCTGCACAAATTAGTTCACTATCCTCTGGGCTAGCAGCAGAAGCAAGTGCTCGTGCGGCAGCGGATACTTCTCAAGTAAATTCTATTAATTCACTGACCACACAAGTAAATCAGGCCGTTTCTTTATCAAACTTAACTTCATCAGAACTAACTACCGAAATTACTAATAGAGAAAACGCAGATCAATACCTGTATAATGTTATTAATGCGGGCGTTACACAGTCTACTCTTTCTAATGCTATTTCACTAGAAGCTGCAGCGCGGATGCAAGGCGATAGCGATAACAGCAATTCTATTGTAACGCTTGCAAACGGACTTATGACCGAAACTGCTCGCGCCGAAGCGGCAGAAGCCGATCTAGCTAATCAAATTGCGGACGCAAATGTGGGTAATGTCGTCCTAATAACAGGTAGCACAATGACAGGTGATCTTGTCATGAATAGTGCAGCTATTATGATGTCAAATAGTGCTTTTGATTTTGACGGGGGCGTTAGCGTTCAACCCGTTACTGTCTCCAATACTAATGTGTATTTTGATAATACAAATGTTAATATTGCAAATGGAAGTAGTCTATCTTTAAGCAACTCGACCTTATATCTTCCTAAATCTAATTTAATATTGGATTCTGGACAATATTTTGTTCTCCAGAGTATTCCAAATGATGTTGGCGGCGGAGATAGCGCATATCTTGTATATCAACAAAATGATTTTTTCTACAATCGTTTAACAAAAGCATATGCTCAAACCGTAGCTCAAGACATAATAGCAAACGGTATTGCAAATGCTAATATTAACAACGAACTTTCATGTCTTAGAATTGTCGTAACAAACGATCCATCCAATGGTTTTCAATCTGACAGCTTAGCACTTGAACCATCTGCCGATCTTTGGATGAACCCCGGATGGACAGGATTGGATGATTTATCAGTTGGTGGGTATAATCAAGTACGCACGCCTTACATGCCAGAAGCTTCAATTTATGTGGGGAATGCTTGCCATAATACAGTTCGAATTGAGCGTGCAACGGGTAACATAACGACAGCAGGCTGCATAATTATTAACGGAAATGCTTCTAACGGACAAAATCCGATTCTTTTTACACAAGATAGTGCCGCTCTTGCTAATGCCAATGGCGTTATAGCTAATGCTTCTATTGCTCCACCTCCTATATTGGCAAATTCTTACATGCAGATCGCTGGTGCAGATGGAGGAGGATCAATAGTTGAGCTTGTTGCTTACGGTTATGGGACAAAATATGCAGGACGTTCAAGTGGGGGAACAAACGAAATTCCATTAGCCACACCTGCTGGGCATTTGTTGTCTAGCTTAGCTGGATTTGGATATGATGGCAACACGTGGACTTCGGGTTCCGGTGCAGCCGAGATAGACCTTATTGCTAATTCCGCTTGGACATCTATAAATCAAGAAACATTATTACAAATTAAATTAACACCAAGTGGAAGCACAAATAGCCAAGTTGTATTAACATTGGATGGTTCTGGTGATTTGTCTGTTACAGGAAGTATAACCGCATCAGGTGATGTTATCGGTTTATCAGATGTAAGTTTAAAATCAAATGTTCGAACAATTCCAGATGCATTATACACGGTCAATAATCTCCGTGGTACTTTATTTACTCGTGATGACCTTCCTGGAAATCCTGAGCAGATGGGTGTCATTGCTCAGGAAGTGCAGAAGCATGTTCCACAGGTTGTTCACAATCAGAATGGACTTCTTGGTGTTTCTTATGGAAACTTAACCGCGCTTTTGATTGAAGCAGTTAAGGAATTGAGTGAGAAGGTTAAAGAACTTTCAGCGGAGATTGATAATCTGAAAAACCAATAGATTTCATCTTCCATACATTAATTTCACATCTCAGTGTTTCTATTAAATCATGATCTGGGGTTCCGGGAATTAATTCTCCTACATATTCATCAATGAATATCCAACAGCTCCTATATTCTTTCCAAGAATTAATCATTTTTTACTAAGTCTCCGCTCTATTTCGTATTTGGCGAGTCCAAGAGCTTCAATCTGCAAAACAGAAAGTTTTTCCATAGCAGTGCGTTGTAATGCGGTTTTCCACTCAATATCATCTGACGAAATTTCAGTGGTTTTACATTCATAAATCATAATTTTCAGTGTATCTACGTTAGCCCATTTTGTAATTTTTGGACGCTCTTGGTCCATCCAGATTATTAAATCTTCTTTATCAATATCTATTTCGAATTGCCGAGCATTAGCGGGGTCTTCTACTAAACCATTATTAGAAGATGATCTTACTGTGCTGCTCGACATTACTTTTAGGAACGCTTGTGTTCCATCACGCCTCTCAACACCAATCACATAGCATTCTTTTTTCACGCTAATATATCCGCAGTTATTCTAACAATAAATACATAGTATATTTAAAGGTTTTCGCATGGCCACGGCTAATAGTCAAATTTTTTTCACAGGTTTTAGTACCATAGGAAGTACGTTGACAAAAAATTGGACGTATTATGACATTGATCTTGTGAAAATTGATCTGCTGAATGCTTTTAATACTCGCGTCGGTGAACGTGTTATGCGCCCATCTTATGGCTGTAAGATTTGGGATTATTTAATGGAGCCTCTTACTCCAAGTATAGTAGATTTAATTTCTCAAGAAGCAACAAGTATTTGTGAAGCCGATAGTAGAGTAAATGTTAATAGTGTAAATGTTTACCAATTTGGTCAAGGTATTAGAGTTGAACTAACTTTAATCTTTAACCCATTTGGCGTTATAGATACATTTACTGTTGATTTTGAATCCCGCCAAGATAGCGAGCTTGGATTTACTTAATGCCTTCTGAATATAAAAAGAAAGAAAAAGTGTTATGAGTCAAAGTATTAGGCAAAGTGAGCTTTTTACCGGCGCCGATTGGCAGGTTTTGTATCGAGCGTTTACAGATGTAAATTTCAACGCTAGCGATCCGCCTTCAATCAACGCTGCTCTGCGTGCTTATATTCAACAGAACTATCCTGAAAATTTTAACGATTGGATAGAATCATCAGAGTTTGTGGCCATCATAGACCTTTTGTCATGGTTGGCTGGCACTCTGGCGTTCAAAACTGACTTGAATGCTCGTGAGGCTTTTCTTGACACAGCCGAGACGCGCCAAGCTGTTTTGCGCCTCGCTCGTTTCGTATCCTACAACCCGCGCCGAAACCAATGTGGACAAGGTATTGTGAAAATTGTGAAAATTCAAACCGATGATGATGTCTATGATGGATTTGGAACCAATTTAAATAACGTCCCGATCACCTGGAATAATCCTGACGATCCGGATTGGTATGAGAGATTCGTATTGATTATGAACGACGCTTTCTTGCCAACTAACCCATTCGGTGTTCCTTTGAAGACGGGGACTGTTGGCACTATTGCGACACAGGGTTATCGCCTAAACAATGTCATTGCAGACGGAAGTCTCGGTTTTAGTGCATCCGTAGCCGGAAATACTATGGATTTTGAACTTGTTAATGCTGACTTTGACGACGGCGGTGGTTTTTATGAACGTACTCCTGATCCAACTACAGCATTCAATCTTTTTTACTTGAATGATGGTAATGGTTTTTCAAGTGCGACATCAGGATTTTTCTTGATGTTTAAACAAGGAACATCTGCCAATACCTTGTTTAATATTGCGACTCCTGTAGAGAATAATGTTCTTCCCATTGGCGTGTCTAATATTAATGACTCGGATGTTTGGGTTCAAACCGTAAATGATTCTGGACAAGTTTTAATAACGTGGAGCAAAGTCCCAGCAATATTCAGCGAGAACATCACGTACAACAATTATGATCCAAGTATCCGTAATATTTTTTCTGTTATTACTCAGCAAAACGATCAGATAAGCATTCGTTTTTCTGATGGGCGTTTTGGTGCTGTGCCAGTTGGTAATATTAGAGTTACATATAGAACGTCTAATGGTTTACTCTATCAAATTCGTCCTGCAGACTTAAATCAAATTTCTACCGTTATACCATATTATAATAGTGCTGGAGTTAAACATAATTTAACTGTTACTTATTCGCTGCAATCATCGGTAACGAATTCCGTTCCTGCTGAAACTGATGCACAGATTAAGGCTCGTGCTCCTGCCGTATATGCAACACAAAACCGCATGGTATCTGGACAAGATTATAATACTTTTCCTTATCAAAGCAATCTTGCAGTTAAACTAAAGGCATTGAACCGTGTTTATTCTGGTCATTCTCGTTTTATTGACTTGAATGACCCAACAGGAAATTATCAAGACGTAAATGTTTTTTCAGATGATGGTATATTTTTTAGTGAATTATACCCTCTTTTTACTTCCATACCGGCTAATTTGAATCCGACAGCATCTGATATCGTTAATTTATATTTGCAACCACTTCTAAATCGCCAAGAAGTTACGAATTATGTAAACAATTATCTTCTTACCCAAACACAAACGAGTGCTGCTGGTATTGTTTGGAACCAAGCATTAACAGATGCAAGTTTTGGAACAAGCGGTTATTTTTCAGTTTCAAATCCGTATCTTGTTGAAGGGGCGTTCGTTCAATTTCAACCACCAGCCGGTGCTTCTCCAATATGGGCTACAATTGCTTCTATAACTGGTGGTATCACACAAGCTCCTCCTACGGGAACGGCTGGACCAGTAACATTGTCATTAATAATTCCAACTGGCTCAACAATAATTCAGGTTATTCCATCTTACTCTTCTGGTTTAGACAGCAATATTACTGCAATTGCGATTTCACAAATTACACAAAATCAATCATTTACATTGTGGTTTGATTATTCGCCAAATACTGGTGCCACGAGATGGCTTATTAATCCAGCTTCTCCAACAAATACACAATTTCAAGTTGCAACTATAACATATGTTAGTGGCGGACAATGGAATATTACATCTAATGGTTCTAGATACGTTTTTGAAAGCCTCAGTAATGTTCAATGGTATGATGATGGACGTAGGACAACTGATGCTCAAACGGGAACTATTGAATCAGACTTAGTTCGTATTATGAAAGTTAATGAGAATCTTGCACCCTCGGCAAATGGTAGAGCGCTCGGTATTAATTATGATATGGATGTTGATCGCATTTATTTGAATAGAGATGGATCAGCTAATCCTCGCCGTGTTACATTAACATATTCGGACACCAATCTTACTGGTTACGCTGATAAACCTGACACATTTGTTAAAGTATTGGACCCAAATTTTGTTAATACATATTTGTTCTGGCAGCACGACGATACATATGGTGATACGCCACTAGCAAGCACCGTAGTTATGTTCTTTCAAGAAGCAGATCGTCACGCAAATACTCTACCACAAGGAACTATTGCTTTTCAGATAAACGGTGCAACCTCCATTTACAATAATACATTTTGGGTTCAAACTGATCCAGCAGGAGCAGATTCAGGCTGGCAACTTCAACCTCTTGGAACATATAGCTATGGTATAGGTCGCGGAGCAAACGTGGCCGCAACTTATTATGGGCCGGGACAGCAACCTGTTTCACTAACTCCACCAGACTCTTTGATGTTCTTGTGGAAACACTATGCTTCTACGGATGTGCGTATTGATCCAGCAAGGACCAACATCAATGATATATTTGTTTTAAGCACTGGGTATGATTATCTAACACGGTTGTGGATTGCTAATGGTGCTGATCCAACTCAAATTCCCCCAGCACCAACAGAACTAGATTTACGGATTGCTTTTGCGGATTATGAAAATTATCGAATGTTCAGTGATGCAATCACTTGGCGCCCAGCAACATATAAGTTTCTTTTTGGTCCCGGAGCTGACGATCAATTACAAGCTACATTCAAGGTCGTTCAACTTCCTAATTCGACTTTAAGTGCAGGCGAGGTACAAAGTGCTGTCATCGCTGCGATAAATCAATATTTTGATGTAAGCCTGTGGGATTTTGGTGAGACTTTCTATTTCACTCCTCTTGCTGCTTATATTCACCAGCAATTAGCTGTTGATGTGGCTTCAGTCGTTCTTGTACCAAATTTTGTTAACTCAACATTTGGTGATAATTTTGAAATTCGTTGTAGATCAGATGAAATTTTCATTAGCACCGCACAAGTGGCGCAAGTCCAGATAATATCTTCTAATACTCCATCACAATTGCGCATCAGCTAATATTATGATAGCATAATGAAATGAAATACAAGGATATAGGGAAAGGAAGATTTTATAACGGTGATTGCTTTGAAGTAATGGCAGAAATACCAAGTTCTTCCATCGATATGATACTTTGCGATTTGCCTTATGGAACCACTTCTTGTAAATGGGATGTTATCTTGCCATTCGAAATGTTATGGCAAGAATATTGGAGAATTTGTAAACCAAATGCGGTCGTTATATTAACATCATCACAACCGTTTACTTCACTTTTGATATGTTCACAATTAAAATACTATAAGCACGAAATAATATGGTTCAAAAATGTTCCTACAGGAATGGCGCAAGCTTCTTATGCTCCGATGAAATATCACGAAACTATACAAGTATTTTGCAAGGAAAAAATATCGGTCTTCAACAAGCAATATGAAGAAAGAGAAGGAATAGGGAAAGACTGTTATAATTACGAACATTATTGCGGTGACAGCAATCATGTAAAAATGAAAAAGGTAAAGAAATTTTATGATCCAAAATTGGTAAATCCTTCTTCAGTTTTATTGTTTAATACTGTTCCAAATAGAGAAGGCAAGATTCATCCTACACAAAAACCAGTAGCATTATTCGAATATTTAATAAAAACATATTCCAATGAAGAAAGTTTAATTTTAGATAATTGTGCAGGTTCTGGTACCACTGCGATTGCTTCTGAAAATACAAATCGTAAATGGATTTGTATTGAAAAAGAAGAAAACTATTACAATAAGTCAATAGAACGCATTGAAGATAATCTTAAGCATTCCGACGATGGTATCTTATGGCTAGAATAATTTTTTCGATCCCAAATGATACAAAGAGTATGCATAGAGTTGCCATACCATTTGATAAAAATTACAAAAAATGGATGGAAGAATATGCTTGGCGGACAAAGTTTGGAATTAAAGCTACACCACAGCCTGAAACTGCCGAACATGATATGTGTAAATGGATAAGAAGTAATTGTAAAGGAATAGTTTATGCTGTTCGTTGCTTCAAAAATAAAAATCAAGATACAGTTTTTGAGTTTTTCTTTCCAAATTTATCGGATGCTATACTTTTTAAGCTGAATTATTCTGGCTAAATATACTACCTTTATAGGTTGTTAAATAATAATATGTCCACAAACACTGCAAATTCAGTAACCAAACGTCGTAATGTCGAACAGCTAGCCGCTGTAAATCAGACACCTACTCTTAAAAATTTCTTTGCGGCGACTATTGATCACCTATTTCAGCCGGGACAATCCGAAGCAATCAGTGGCTACATTGGACAAAAGCCAGTATACTATAACCCTGATACTGATTATTACATTGCTGAACCGAGCACGGCACGAACGGAATATCAACTTGAAGCTGGTATGATTTCGGCAAACTCGGGCGGTACAATTACAGATACTCTAACTTATGATGATTTGATTAATTATCTGAGTTCTCAAGGAGCATTTGTAAATAATCATAGCCGACTGTTTGAAGGGGACTATTATTCTTGGGCGCCGCCATGCGATCTGGATAAGCTTAATAACTATCTCCAATATGTATGGCTTGGTTCTTTATCAGAAGCAAACAATGCAGCTACTGTAATAACTTTGAGTTCTCCAAGAAATAGTTTTTCTTATGATGGTAATACTTCAAAAACTTATCCTTTGCCAGCAACAGTAGTTGGTATATCAGCCTCTGTTGAAGATCATGTTGCACTTGTTAATGGACAAGTCGTATCAAGTGATACGGATAATACAGGAAGCATAATAATAGATTCAACAGGTTTGAATATTGGGGATATAATCGAAACAATTCGCTACGGTGATTTGACTGCAGTAATTAATGGCAGCTCAACATTTAATTTTGCACCTTTCATAAGTTGGCAGTCTACCATTCCAGATTATTCGACAAGAAACTTATTGGCTCCTAATCAATACGTTGTCGGGCAATTGGTTTATGGATATGACGAATATGGGATAGGAAATTCTTATCTGTGTACCGCTGACAATACTGCGGCAAGTCAATTCTATCTTCAACTATCTGAATATTGGACTCCAGCAGTAAACGGGCAATTCGCTACAACTGGTTCTCGTGTAAGATTAGTAGATGGTATAGGAACGACGGTTTCAACAGCTCGTTATTTTATTTTTGATGGTGTTGGCTCTTCGATACAGCTTACTAATGATTACTCAACTGACGCTGGTGGTTCAACTCCGCAATATGTTGTTATTGATCGTCGTTCAGCGGAAGGTAGTCCTTGGGCTCTGCGCAATCTTTGGGTTCACCAGGAATCTCTTCAGTGGACAGGACAAATATGGTCGTCTTTTGCTGCCACTCGTCCAATAATTGAATTTCTACCAAACATTGAACTTTATAATTACGGCACAAATCGTCTTCCTGATGTTCAAGCAACGTTAAGTAACACTACGGCTCAGGTGCAAGAAAATTGGGATATTTACCCATTCGATTCTGGTGTGTGGGATCAAGATAAAGTTTTGGTTTCCCAAATCAATGGACAGTTCTTCGGAAAACTTCATCCAAATGATACAAATTACATTGGAAGTGTTTTAGTAGATAATGGTTATGTGCTACAACCAGGGGATCGCTTGTTTGTTAATCAGTCGGATTCTTTGGAACCTGAACTCAATAATTTGATTTATCAAGTTATATCAAATCCAAATGTTCCTCTTCCTTCGGGTGCAACCGTAGATGTTGTTGAATTAATTCTTGCTGGCCAAATATCTCGTGGTGATATAATTCGCATAGTAACGCCCGAAACCACAAGTGTTTTTGCTGACCAAATTGAATATTGGTATAATGGTGTTTCTTGGGTTCGTGCTCAAACAGCAAGCAATATACCTTTGTTTATGCTTTATGATGATAATGAAAATCAACTAAGTGACGTTAATGGTTATCCTGAAACTACTTTTGCAGGAAGTTCATTGTTTGCATATGTTGTGGGCACAGGAACAGTAGACCCGGTACTAGGTTTTCCTATATCGTATGATTCTTATGGAAATCCTATTTTCTTTCTTGATCCGATTGTTAATCGAGTCACATATAATGGCGGTACTATTGCTGGATATTACTACCATCATTTTCTTGATCCAACCGCCGCAACAAACGGAACATTTTCTAATAATTGGTTTCCAGAACCTGTTCCAAGCACACAGTCGCTTGTGAATGGTGTATATACTATTCCATTGAATCTTCAGGCTAATCCTAATAATTTAGAAGTTTCTACAATAAGTAAAAGTCAATGGTTCGATCAATTTAGTACCATTATGACAAGTCAAACTGGGTTCCAGGGTGTTGCGTATAGTGCTAACAATTGGAGAGATACGCCGAAAAATCTAAGTTTTGGTGATAGTATTCTTCAGCATCGTTCTCCTCTTCTTAAAGTAATGCTAATTTCGGCTGACACAAATTACGATCTGCCGTCGTCTTTAAGATATGCTGATCAAGAGTATACTCGGTTCCGTAACAGATTTGTTCAGACCTTGATCAATATTCGTTCGAGTGGAGTTTTAACCGATAGTGATCCAGCAACCACATGGGTTACGACTGCTCTTAATAAAATGCGTTTAGGAAGAACGAATAGTTTTCCCTTTGCCGGAAGTCAGATGGCTGGCGGACAATACTTTATTCCTCCTACACCATCTTCAATGGGTTTGAATCTGGTGGCACAACCAGGACTTTTAACTGACACGACTTATTTAAATCCTGTTTCAATGATTCGTGGTCATGACGGAAGTTTGGTTCCTGCGTTTGGAGATTGGCGCGATGCAATTATAGTCGCTCTCGAACAGCAAATTTATGATAATATCCCAGCGCAATTTACAACAGAAGCTCGTCCAGTTTTTGATATAGATTATTACAATCAGAGCTATTTCTATGTTGATCCAAATGGTTTATCTTTTACTCGCACCGAAGTTGATACTATGCTTTCTCCATTTTTTCAACGTTGGGTTCAGATAAACAAACTAGACTATAGAACTAATAATTCTTACGATCAAAATAATCCATTTTCTTGGAATTATTCTTCTTGTGTGGATATTAATGGTTTACCTGTTCCAGGATATTGGAGAGGCATTTATAAAACTTATTTTGATACAGATAGACCTCATATCGCTCCGTGGGAAATGCTTGGGTTTATAGATCAACCTTCCTGGTGGCAGGGGCAGTATGGTCCTGCACCATACACTCGTGGTAATACGAAACTATGGACTGATCTTACAAACGGTTATGTTGCAAGTGGTATACGACAAGGAACAGACTTGCGTTATGCTCGTCCGAACTTGATGAATTATCTGCCCGTCAATGATGAAGGTTTGTTACTTGATCCAATTTCATGCGGTATTATTAGAACAGCACCCACGCTTCAGAATGCCGCTGCATCTTGGCAGGCAGGCGATTACGGGCCGATTGAAAGTCTTTGGCGCACATCACCATCATTTAGGTTTGCACAGGCCCAGGTGAGCTTCCTAATGAAGCCAGCAAGGTTCGTAGAACAAGGTTGGGACACACTGAATCAAGCCAAAGATATAACAGGTGAGTGGATTTATATTCCTACGGGTAACCGACCTCAAAATGATGAACTTTATGTTCATGGAGAACTGAATTCCGATGGAACAGAAATAATTCATCTAGGTGTACAGCAGTGGATAAGCGACTATATGGTATCAACTGGGCAAAACCCTTCGATATTTGGTTCTGCAATTCGCGGGCTTGACGTGCGTCTTTTGCATAAAATGGCTGGTTTTACAACTGCGAATAATCTCAGTATTCTTGCAGACAATTTTGGATTGGTGCCAGCCGAAGACATTTCAATATCGCTTTATAGTTCACCATCAACTAATCAGTCTGTTTATAGCGGCGTACTTATTGAGTGGACAGGACAAGGTTGGCGGGTACTTGGGTATGATGTTCGGAATCCTTTCTTTTCTGTAATTCCTGGATTCTCTACTGGTCCAAAAGGTGTAATAAGCCTTGCCGCATCTCAAGAACCTGTAATAAGTCCGTGGCGTCCAAATGTTTATTATACGGTTGGTACCAATGTTTCCTACGGAAATGTTATATATAGTTGCATAACGAGTAACACCAGCGGAGCAACATTTGAGGTTGATTATTGGACGGCATTTGGAAATGTCCCACAGCAAGCGCCAAGGGTTGTAACATATCTAAAGGCCAATAATAATGTTGTAAATACTGTTCCTTACGGCACGGTTTTTTCAACTTATCAAGAAGTATCTGATTTTCTAATTGGGTATGGTCGTTATCTGACACAACAAGGTTGGAAGTTTGAGGGGATAAATCCAGAAACTCAAGAACCATTGAACTGGAATTTAATGGTCAAGGATTTTTTAAGTTGGGCGCAAGTCAACTGGCAACCCGGTAATTTTATATCTCTATCTCCCGCCGCTCAGGGCGCGACTTTTTCAACCACGATTGGGATGGTTGACAATATACTCGATCCTGTAAATGGAAGTTATTCCATGTTGGATCGAGCAGGCATGCCAATTGATCGTAGTAATATCGTTGTTAATCGCATAGATGGTTCGGCAACTATGTTGTCTGTCAATAATGACATTTTTGCTTGCCGAGTAAGTGTTTCAGAAATTGAACATATTCTCATATTCAGTAATTTTACTGTTTTTAATGATCTGATTTATGATCCATTGTTTAACTTACGTCAGCCCCGCTTACTTGTTATCGGTCGCCGATCAACTAATTGGACTGGAAGACTAGACGCTCCTGGTTACATGCTTATTAATAATCAGATACAGTCTAACTTTACAAAAGCTGCTGATGATTTACTTACAATGTTTGACATTGAACAAGCTGATAATGCTGTTCTTACGGCACATGCTCGCAACGATATTGGATATGATAACAGAGATTATCTATCTACTCTTGTCCTTTCTGATGTTGAACAATTTGAATTCTACCAAGGTTTGATCCATCAAAAAGGCGCCCCTGGAGCTTTTGATAAACTACTGAGAAGTACTTACATTGAAGAAAGCAGCAGCACGCTAAACTTTTTTGAAGAATGGGCAATTAAAGTTAATGAATTTGGGGCTGTAAATGAAAAAAATGCACGTATCGCTGTTTTATTTGGTCAATCTTCTATAACACAAGACCCGCAATACATTGAGTTCAGACAAACAAATGCGGCTGCAAATGTCGTCTCATTTCAATCCAATCCGAATTGGATTGAGTTGGTTGATGATTCTATAAAGGGGCTGGATCAAAAATGGGTGGAAAGACCACCTAATCCATTACAAACTTTTTCACAACGTCCAATGTTAGAACGACAATTGGGAGATTTTCCTGTTGCTGGATATGTTCGTTTAAACGAAGTTGACTATACTGTGTTTAATGCAAGCGATATTCCAAATTTGTATGTCGCAAACGTTTCTACCCTACCAACCGGGTCAGTAACTTGGGCACACAACAATGATGTTTATAGAACAATAGGAAATAGTGCTGACACAACCGATTGGTATTTACTCGGTACCGAAACATCCCCAGGTTATTGGGATGGAAGTGCCGTTGAGACGTTAGCTCAAAATAACGTAATTACTGATATTCTTGGTAACTCTTACTATCAAACTAATCCATTAGAATCAGTATTTTTAACAAATCAGGATTATTTTACACCTACTCCCGGCCAAACATATACCATCAGTTTTACAGTCAGAAAGATTACTCAAGATACTAATGGAGTACCATCATATGTGCGACCAGCGTTTGATGGTTTTCGCAGTGACGGAACTGAAGATGGTGCCTTGGGGATCAAAAATGGTTTTGGATATAATTCTTCTATTGATCTGATAGATACAACAAATTGGCAAATTGGAACATGGTATCAGGTAGAATCAACTTGGACCTGTCCATCCACTCCGTATTACGCGACGGCGCGCGGGCGCATACGTATAAACCGAACATATCCAAATGATGGACCAGGAACAACGTTTTCAAATACTGTTTATCAGATTCAAAATTCTGTTGTAGAAATTTCTCAGCCTGTTGATTGGGATGCACTCAAATCTTATAATATGAGTGCAGATGGAAATGTAAATACTATTGCAAATGTCGTAACAAATTACGAAGATTCTTCAATTTCTAATACAATAACTCGTATATTCACAGTAAATCCTCATGGACTAACAAGTGTTGATACTGGTTTATTTTGTATTATAGATGGTTCAACTGGTGGTGATCCAAATGAACAAGGAATTAATAAAATCTTCAATGTTGGACCAAATTATTTTGATCTGTCCTTGCCTGGTATCCAGGGATATGACTTTACTTCAAATGGCGAAATTGGACCGCCAGTTCGAATATTGCGTTCTATTCATTTCCCTAACATGGATTCATTTAATGCAAGCAAAACGCGCATAGGAATTCAAAATGGCGACCTTGCATATGTTGACGGATCGGCAAACGTGCCTTGGCAAGTATTACAGTGTAATTCGGTAACTGAAATTACGGACGACTATGCACAAAATCAGCAAATCATAAACTACACTTTTTGGCCAGTGGTGAGATCACAGCCTCGGAGAATGGATGCACACCGTATATTAGGTTCATTGATATATGACTTACAAACAAAAATTACGACAACTGACCTTCAACCTTTACCATTGTCGTTGAATGACTTGATAACTATTTCTCCACAAATCGGGATAGTTCCTGGTATTGCAATGGATGAAATAGATTATGCAGTCGATTATGATCCCGCTCTTTACGATGTGTTTTCAGAAAATGCAAGTCAAGGCGTGATTGTTTATAATTCTACAGGCAATTCAACTGGAATTTGGGGACCATCTCAAGTAGGACGAGTATGGTGGGACCTGTCTACTGTTCGATTCCTAGAAACCGAAACAGATAATGTTTCTTTTGGCTTAACTCCACCAGATCGTTATAATGCCGAAGTTCAGTACCGTATTGACAATTGGGGTGATGCAGCACCGAACACATCTGTTGATGTTTATGAGTGGACAAGAAGTTCGCTCAATCCTTTTGATTATACAAACGCAGTATCTTCCGATAGCACGGGAACATACACTGGTACAGTTTACAATGCTTCTGAACCCACGTGGGTTGAAGCAGAAGAATATGTGGGTAATATTCCAACTACATTTTATTACTTTTGGGTAAAAAATGTAACTGTAACTCCCGACGTGCCGTTTCGTAATATAGATGTTTACACAGTAGCACAATACATAACTAATCCGATGATTGAGGACGCGCCGTGGATTGCTCCAATAATGCCAAATGGCATTTTAGTTGGAGGAGCGAATCCATTTGTAGACGATCCATTTAATGTTACTAATGGAGTTGCCACATCTGGAACAGTTTTACAGATCGAACTCAAAACACAGTCTGATGATGGTGTACTTCATGATCAATGGATTTTGTTGCGTCCAACTGACGAACAATCACTTCCTCCAAATTGGCTTTGGAGAAAACTAAGGGATAGCTTGGTTGGTTTTGATTCAAACAAAGTTAATTTAACAATAAATCTAAGTGAACCTGTTGCTCTTCCAGCAATAAATAAACCTCCTATTTGGTATAGCGGAGCGCCACCAGCCCCGCCATTTAATAAATGATAATCAATAATTCAAGCAATCCGGCTCCTCTTTTAAACGCACTACCGAGTCTACATGACCCGAACACTCCGGGTATATGTTACGATGGTGATAATTTTTTAGGACAGCTATACGCCATAGACCCACAAGGTGATCAAGTCATTTTTTACTTAATTGAAGGTAGTCTTCCAATTGGACTTGTTCTTGATCCAGCAAAAGGAACAATATCAGGAACTGCTTCTCTAAACAATATAGTAACAAACACAAAGCTAAACGCTGATTATACTTGGCAATTTGCAATAGGTGCATCTGACGGAATAAATTCACCAATAACTGATCCTGCTTATTTTTCTATAACAGTTAAGCACGTTAAAGTTCCACCCAGTGTTCCCGCTGGTTTTGGCGGATCAATGTTATTACTGTGGGAGGGTGATAACA